CCCAGAAGGAAGAACTTACGGCTCGGTTCGAACAGGAGCTCGACACGGAGTACGAGAACATTCGGACCACAGTCCGATAGACCGAAAGGAAACTGTCAAATGGCAGACAAGGAAAAGGATCGGCAGCCTGATTTCGCTGGTTGGGCAACCAAGGCGAACATCAAGTGCACGGATGGCCGAACCATCCAGCCGAATGCCTTCAAGCATCAGCACGGTGAGCGAATTCCGCTCGTCTATCAGCACGGACATGGTGATATCGAGCGAGTTCTCGGTCACGCCATTCTTGAGCATCGTCCGGAAGGTATGTATGCTTATGCGTTTCTGAATGATTCAGAGAAGGCAAAGCACGCTGCTTCAGCGCTGAAGAACCGAGACATCCGTCGCCTCTCGATTTGGGCGAACCAGCTTTCTGAGCGAGCTGGACAGGTCATGCATGGCATGATTCGGGAACTCAGCCTGGTGCTTTCGGGCGCCAACCCTGGTGCAGTCATTGAGTCTGTCACGATTCGCCACGGCGATGATGTGATTGAACTGGACGATGAAGCCATCATTTATACTGGCCTCGAAATCGAACATGGTGCTTTCGAGCACTCCGATGAAGAGCCGGAAGACCCAGAGGATCCTGAAGATCCTACCGATCCTGAGGATCCAGAGGATCCTGAAGACCCGGAAGATCCTGAAGATCCCGCCGATCCGGAAGGCGACAAGAATTTGTCTCAGACCGACCTCAGTCATGCCGCCGACGACACTGTCGAGGCCGTATACAACTCCTTGAGCGATACGCAAAAGGATCTCGTCCACTACATGATCAGTGAGGCCGTCTCGCAGGCCGCCGCAGAACACACCAACCTCAATGAAGGGAATTCAGGAATGAACGTCTTCGAGACGCAGACCACCACGCCGGATCGGCACATCATTTCGCACGCCGACATGGCTGCGATCACTGAAGATGCCAAGAAGAAGGGTTCCTTGAAGGAAGCCCTCATGCACTATGGGCAGACCAAGGGTCTGTTCAGTGAGGAAGACGTTCTTTCTCACGGCATCACCAACCTGGAAGTTCTCTTCCCGGATGCTCGGGCACTCGACAGCACTCCTGAGTGGGTCAAGCGCCGTACCGAGTGGGCTACGGAGCTGCTTGCCAGCGTCCGCAAGTCGCCCTTCAGCCGGATCAAGACCTTCTCGGCGGACATCACCCACGAAGAGGCTCGGGCCAAGGGTTACATCAAGGGAAGCCTGAAGAAGGAAGAGTTCTTCAGCATCCTTCGTCGTATCACGACCCCGACCACGGTCTACAAGAAGCAGAAGCTTGACCGTGACGACATCATCGACATCACCGATCTCGACGTCGTGGCGTGGCTCAAGGGTGAGATGCGCATCATGCTCGACGAGGAAATCGCTCGTGCGATCCTCATCAGCGATGGTCGTGACATCTCGTCTGAGGACAAGATCGACGAGCAGTGCCTCCGTCCGATCGCCAAGGACAATGAGCTGTATGTCACCACACTCAATGTCAACCTCGACGATGCGAGCTCTTCGACGCAAGAGTTCATCGACGCAGTCGTCGGTAACCGGTACAAGTTCCGTGGTACCGGCACGCCGAACTTCTACACGTCCGAGCGCTACATCTCGAAGCTGATGCTGCTCAAGGATGGCATGGGCCGTCGTATGTACCGCAGCCTGGCTGAGGTCGCTGACGAGTTCCGTGTCACCAAGATCATCGCAGTCGAGGTCCTTGAGGACGAGCCGGACATTATCGGCCTCATCTTCAACCCGATCGACTATGTCGTGGGTGCGGATCGTGGCGGCGCTGTTGCGCTGTTCGATGACTTCGACATCGACTACAACCAGTACAAGTACCTGATCGAGACCCGGGTTTCGGGTGCCCTCGTCAAGGTGAAGTCGGCGATCGTGGTTCGCAAGGTGGCTGGCGCTGATGTGCTTGCTACTCCGAACTGGTCGAACATCTCCTTCAACACGACTACTGGTGTCATGAGCGTTACGAACCAGACCGGTGTCGTGTTCAAGAACGAAGCCGGTGACGTTATCAACGCCGCTGGTTCGCCGTACGCTGCCATCCCGGCTGGGACGTCGGTCAAGGTGTCCGCCTCGCCGGCTTCTGGGTACTACTTCGCCACGTCGGATGACGACGAGGCCACGTACACCCGTCAGGCCTGATTGTGAATAGGTTCTGCGGTGAAGTCGGTTACGGCGAAACTGTAGAATCTCCGGCAGGATCGGGTATCTGGAAAGACATCATCACTGAGCACAACTACATGGGTGATGTTGTCCGGGCTTCTCGACGCTTGGAATCTGGCGAAGGGATCAACAGCGATATTTCTGTCGGAAATTCGATCAGTGTCGTGGCTGACCCTTATGTCGTTCAAAATTTCTCCAAGATCAAGTATGTTCTATGGAACGGCACTCGTTGGAAAGTCACTTCGGTGGAAATCAAAGAGCGTCGCCTCATCATGGAACTAGGGGAGGTTTGGAATGGCGCCACGCCTGACACTCCAGACAATCCTTGAGGCAATTCCGACCGTCAAGAAGGTCTATTTCCAACCGCCTCCTACCTTGCAGATGGAGTATCCGTGTATCCGGTACCGACTGGATGACATTGAGATCCATCATGCAAACAACAAGCCGTACAAGCATGAGAACCGCTACGAGATCATGGTTATCACAAGAGACGCTGATAACAGCATTGTCGACGTGATCAAGACCATTCCTACCGTTGCATTCGACCGGTCGTACACGGCTGACAATCTCTACCATTTCGTCTTCCGATTGTTCTTCTGAAAGGAACAACCATGGCAGTACTTACTTGGGATGCCCTGGGGCAGCGGTTCTATGAAACCGGTGTCGACCATGGCGTTCTCTATATCCCGAATGAAACCGGTGAATACGACAATGGCGTGGCCTGGAACGGTCTCGTCGGTGTCACAGAGACCCCGTCCGGTGCTGAGGAAAGCGCTCAGTATGCCGACAACATCAAGTATTTGAGCCTCACGTCCGCCGAGGAATTCGGTGCGACGCTGGAGTGCTTCACGTATCCTGATGAATGGGCGCAGTTTGACGGTTCCGTCGAGCTCGAGCCTGGTGTGGTCATCGGCCAGCAGGACCGACGGTCCTTTGGTCTGTCGTATCGCACTATCGTCGGCAACGACCTGCAGGGCAATGCCTATGGTCACAAGTACCACCTCGTGTATGGGGCCAAGGCGACGCCGTCGGAGCGTGCTTACACTACGGTCAACGACTCCCCGGAGCCGATCACGTTCAGCTGGGAGATGACGACCACTGGTGTGGCCGTTCCGGGCTTCAAGCCCACCTCGTTGCTGACTGTCGATACGACCAAGGCAACTCCCGCGAGCGTCACTGCTCTGCTCGAGGCTCTGCATGGCACCGCCGGTACCGATCCTCGCCTTCCTCTCCCCGAGGAGATCATGGCGATGTTCGCTGGCAGTATCACGGAAGTGACCGCTGTTGAGCCGGCATTCGTTGCCGCAACGGGTGTCATCACCATCCCGACCGTCACCGGTGTTCGTTACCGTCGTGCAGATACCAACGCTCTCGTGGCAAACGGTTCAACTGTCACGATCACGGTTCCTGGCGACACGTTGATCATCACCGCCGAGCCGGTTTCGGGCGCATACGACCTGTCTGACGACAGTGATGATGACTGGGCCTTCACTCGTACCCCCTGATGAGTGAATGACAAGGAGACCAGAGAATGCTTACCATCATGGTTGGTGCAGAAGAGGGTTTCAACGAAGAAACTCAGGAATTCTTCGAGAAGCCGGGTGGTCTTGCTGTTACCTTTGAGCATTCTCTGGTCTCAGTGTCAAAATGGGAGTCAAAATACGAAAAGGTGTTCTTGTCCGCAGGAGAAAAGTCCGAAGACGAGATCGTGGCCTACATTCAAATGATGGTCATTTCCCCAGAGGTGTCTCTCGAGCACTCCCAATTGACACAAAGAAATGTCGATGCTATCAACAACTACATTGCATCGCCGCAGACAGCCACAACGTTTCCTGAGAACCCATCTCATCGAGGAAGACCGAAGCGAACTGTACCTGAAATTGTTACTTCGGAATTGATTTACTACTGGATGGTAGCTCATCAAATTCCTTTTGAGTGTGAGAATTGGCATCTCAATCGTCTGTTGACCCTGATCAAGGTTTGTAACGTTAAAGCCGGCAAACCAAAGAAGATGTCCAGAGCTGAAACTGCAGCGCAGAACCGTGAGATCAATGCTCGCCGCAGAGCAGAACTAGGCACAAAGGGATAGGGGTTACCATGGCCAAGATCGTTTGGGACCAAGTTGGTTCTCGTCTCTACGAAGCAGGATTAGATAGAGGGGTTCTCTATCTAGCAGATCGATCGGGCGTTCCTTGGAATGGCCTACGTTCAGTCATCGAAGGTGTATCTGGTCGAGTGCTCACTCCGGTGTATCACGATGGGGTAAAATTCACAGATACCCAAATCTTAGGTGAATTCGCTGGCAGTATGACCGCAATCACCTATCCAGATGAATTTCTAGAATACGAAGGCGCCGCTGAGTTTGATGATGGGGTTCTGTTCAAGAATCAACCACTCAAGCGCTTCCATTTGTCCTACCGCACACTATCTGGTACAGATCTTGCAGCGCTTGGAGCAAACTACTCAATTCACATTCTGTACAATCTCTTGGCTGTTCCTCGAGATCTCACAAGTCAGACGCTGACCGACAAGACAAATCCCGTTGAGTTTGGGTGGACATTGAGTGGCGTTCCTGAAATTATTTCAGGATTCAACCCGATATCTCATGTGATCATCGAATCCAGCGATATAGACCCAGATCTGCTCGAGGATCTTGAGAACCTGTTGTATGGCAGTGAAAACCAAGAGGCACAGCTA